CCAGAGCCATAGCCGCACTTGAGGAGAGAGTTTCAACCGTGCATTCCAGGACTACGCTCACCGTGTCGCAAAACGCATTATTGAGAGAATCAGTGCCAAGGTAGATTTGTTCGACGCCGACCAAGTACCCCTCGGTCCAATGTTGAGGGGCGATGTCAAGAGATTCAGATACAAATTGTAAAACTGCGGCTGAGGATTCGTTGCCACCTGCAATCTTGCCCGTCGCGATCACGGACTTGTCAGTGGCGTTAACCATTGAGCCTTGGCTTTGAGTTGTAAGTTGAAACGCCGTAGAAGCAATGCCCGCAGGGGCAGTGACGCCAAAGGAACTAACAGCACCGCCGTATTGAACTGAAATGTTGTGGATGCGTAGGACCGACTTACCCAGGGCATCAACATATGCTCCCAAGTCAATTGAAGTTTGTTCATAGGTAGTGCCGTTCGGATCAACAGATGCTCGAATAAAGAATGATGCAGTTCTCGCCATGATACCCCCAGATAGTCATGGTGTATAAATTACACTAAGTGCGCTTACCACATCAGCACCTTAATCTTGATAATCAAAGTGGCTTCGCCTAATGCGTTGCCAGTTTATCGTTGCCGATAGGCCTACGCACGACACATTTATACATACCTACCTATACGCATCGTTTAGGTGAGAACAAGTGAAAACACACAAAACCATCAGCCTTGACGAGAAAACCGCCATTATTGCCGCACGAATACCCAATTTTTCGGGGTGGGTGAGGCATAAATTGCTTACACACGCTTTGAATCAAGCGAAGGAGTCCGCACATGTCGCCCCAGAGCAAGGAAGAATACACGGTGAAGAGAAGAATAAGTGCAATCCCAACCATCGAAGCGGTCGTTGTGCAGTCTGTTGGGGGGATGAGTGATGGCGATCGTGAACACTTTCCTTTGCAACTGCGGCCGAACCATTGGTCGCCCTGCAAATGTAGCACCTTCGAAGAAGGATTCTCCTCGATACGGTGGCGTGGTCTGGCATGCCCGACCTCAAGATGCACCGATGAAGGCGATTCGTTGCGGTGACTGCAAGCAATGGTGGACTTTTACCAAACCCAAGGTTCACATGGCCTACGCTGATGTCAAGAAGTGTTGCACAACATGGCGGTGCGAGTGCTGATGTGTTCGTATTGTCCTCGCTGTTTCATCGTTGCCCGATGCGACGACAGCAAATACGATCCTAGATACTGTCGAACAGCACATCAATGCCCTCACATTTGTGAAACCTGCTGGGAGTATGATCGCAATGAATGAAAAGCAACTGATCTTGTTGAGGGGCGTGATGGATTCGATCAATGCGACGCTGGAAATGTATGAGAAAGACGCTTCTCACGCACCTGCAGACTGGATTCTTGAAAATTGGTGGCACACGCTTGAAGCGGTAATCACTTTCAGAGATACGGAATCATCGAAATAGCAAGTTGAACAGTTTCGAACCCACCGACAAGGCCGAGAGTGAGAAAGGACACTAGGACATTCAATCGAACGAGACCTTCCAGGTTAGATTCTTTTTCCTGGCGTCGCTCCTCACGGGTCATCAACCACTGAGCAAAACGCTCGGTCTTAGTTGGCAATTTTGATTCTTCAATTGAGATTTCATCTGAGGTCATCTTGGCTACGCTCCTTGATCAGTGAAAGAATGGCTTGGTCGTTCGAGAGTTCAACGGGTTCAATTTCGATTAGGTAATTGATACGTGTGTCACTTCCATTGGTGTATGCCTGAACATACAGATCCATGATTACCACATGGTCGGGATCGATGACATCAGTTTTGTTGTTGACTGAATAAGAGGTGGACATCGTCGTGGATGACCAAGCGATTTGTCGGTTGTCATCTGCTCTCCATTCTTGGGTAGTCCCATCGTAGTCAAGCGCCAAAACGCCCGAACAATCCGATGCGCCCGATGTAACATCAACGGGGAATATCTCAAAACGAACTACACGGAATCCATGATTTAATCGGCCATCATCAACAATGAGCCGTTTGGAGATGCCGCTCTCAGCAATTCCTCGTAATGTGCGACGCTTCATCGCTTCTTGCCCCCAGCCATTTTGTGAGCCGCTTTGACTGCCGCTTTGAAACCATTAGCCTTCCACTTGCCCGACTTGAGTTTGTATCGAGGAGCGATTTTCTTGAAAGCCGCCTTATATTTTCGATTGTATGCGGACACCTTTCTCCTAGCCTTTGCCACCACGATCGGGGCTTCGGCTTCAACACGCTCGCCCACTTCCGTTCCAATGGACATGGCAAGCCCTGGGGACATGCCTCTATCAATCAGCAATTGCCGAAGTATCGAACAGGTGGCGCACAAAGAAATCACCTCATTGTTGGCTTAGGGCCAGAGCCATAGCCGCACTTGAGGAGAGAGTTTCAACCGTGCATTCCAGGACTACGCTCACCGTGTCGCAAAACGCATTATTGAGAGAATCAGTGCCAAGGTAGATTTGTTCGACGCCGACCAAGTA